GACTACGGTGAATACGCCCACGCGGGCTTCGAAGGGACGAAGATCACCGATCTTTCCATTCCCTTCATCAACGTGCTGCAATCCAACTCCCCCGAGGTCGAGGATCAGCTGATCGAGGGCTGCAAGGCCGGCGATCTGGTCAACTCGGTGACCAAGGAAATCCTGAAGCAGCCGGTGGTGATCATCCCCGTCTACAAGGAAGCGGCGGTCGTCGAATGGGTTCCCCGGACCAAGGGCGGCGGTCTCGTCGATCGGCATGAGCTCGACTCGCAGGTCTACAAGGATGCGATCGCCAAGAACGGCGGCTCGCGCATTCCGCCCAAGGATGCCGACGGCAAGCGCATCCCGTTCAAGTCACCGGGCGGCAATGATCTGGTGGAGACGTATTACGTCTACTGCCTGATCATGAACGAGGACGGCACCGAGACCGAGGGCTACTGTGTCCTGAGCTTCTCGTCGACCAAGATCAAGGTCCACAAGGACTGGATGACGGCGATGTATACCCAGAAGGGCTCGCCGCCGATCTTCGCCAACCGCTGCAAGATCAGCACGTCGAAGCAGAAGAACGACTCCGGCACGTTCTACAACTACAAGATCAGCCCGATGGAAGAGACGTGGCGTCTGTCGCTGATCAACCCCGGCTCGCCGGAAGGCATGGCCCTCCTGAAGGAAGCCAAGGACTTCGCGGACATGATCGAGAACGGGCTGGCTCGTGCCGACTTCGACTCCATCGCCAAGACCGGCGGCGACGACGAGGGCAGTTCCTCGGGCGGCGGCAGTCAGAACCGTGGTGGCTCCTCGGGCGACGACGAAGACATTCCGTTCTGATCACAGGACGGGCGTCATCAGGGCGGGGTTAACTCCCCGCCCTTTTTCGTCCAGGAGGGGCCATGAGATTTTCACCACAACAGGAAGCCACACTCCGTGCTGTGGACGACTGGTATCGCAACGGCGAGAAGCAGGTGTTCCACCTCTTTGGGTATGCTGGCACCGGAAAGACCACGCTCGCAAGGCATCTGGCAGAAGGCATCGATGGCGATGTTCTGTTCGCTGCCTACACCGGCAAAGCCGCTCACGTCTTGCGGACCAAGGGCTGCGAGAATGCTGCAACGATCCACTCGCTGATCTATCGGAGCAGAGACAAGAGCAAGGCACGTCTGCAAGAACTCGAACTCGAGTTGGAGAACTTGCTGGCTGAGATGAAGGACATGACGGCAGACTTCATCGATCAGCATCCCAAAGTGAGATCGCTTCGCAAGGACATCGAGGAAGAGGCGAAGAATGCTTCTCAGCCGATGTTCGTTCTGAACCGCGATAGCATCGTCAAGGAAGCTGCGCTGGTCGTCATCGACGAATGCTCTATGGTTGACGCTCAAATGGGCGAAGACCTTCTGTCGTTCAAGACGCCTGTCCTTGTCTTGGGCGATCCTGCGCAGCTTCCTCCTGTCGGCGGCGCTGGCTACTTCACTGAAGGTGTTACTCCCGATGTGATGCTTGATGAAATTCACCGTCAGGCAGCAGAGTCTCCCATCTTGCGAATGGCTACCTTGGTTCGCAACAATGAACCTCTGCGTCTCGGTGACTGGGGTGGAGACTGCCACGTCTACCCAAGAGGGACGAAGCTCGATAAGGAGCTGATGCTGAGCTACGATCAGGTTCTGGTGGGCAAGAACGTGACGCGCCATGCCAGCAATATGAAGATGCGCAAGCTCCATGAGATCTACGATCCCTACCCTGTCCTCGGTGACCGTTTGGTTTGCCTTAGAAACAACAGTGAGCTAGGCTTGCTAAACGGGGCAATCTTTAACGTCACCGATGTCGAAGGTGTGATGGACGGCAAGGTTCATATGTCCGTCCAGCCTGAAGACAATCCGATGAGCGTGAGCGTCGCCGCACTGGAGCATCACTTCCTTGGACGAGGTAAAGAGCTCGAGAAACAATACTGGCTCCGCGCTGAGGCGCATGAGTTCGATTATGGATATGCCCTGACAGTTCACAAGTCGCAAGGCTCCCAGTGGGACAGTGTCTGCGTCTTTGACGAGTCGGGAGTGTTTCGCCAGCAGAGAAACCGCTGGCTGTATACAGCTATCACGAGGGCAGCTGAAAAAGTATCTGTGGTGAGAATGTGAGTTACATTCACGGACATACAGTTAGACCCAAGGATGGTTCTCCGAGAAGGCATTCTCCGGAGTATAACTCATATGGCGGTATGAAAGATCGCTGCTATAACGAGAACCATGTTCACTATCATCGTTATGGTGGTAGAGGAATAACAGTTTGTGACAGATGGTTAAACGGAGAAGATGGTCTGTCTGGGTTCGAGTGTTTTCTCGAGGACATGGGTCTTAAGCCAGACGGTAATTTCTCAATAGAGAGGAAAGATAACGACGCAGGATATTCTCCCGAGAACTGTTTCTGGGCTTCTAAGACTGTTCAGAACAGGAACTCTTCATCGACGAGATATGTTGAAATCGAAGGTGAAAGAATATCTTTTGCAGAGGCAGTAGAGAGATTTGGTAAAGTCTCTTATGCAACTGCAAGAATGAGAGTTCAACGTGGATGGAGCGATGTGAGAGCAATCACAACTCCTAAAATATAGCGAAGGGAAACTCATGCGCACTCAGGAGACCAAACGAATGGTCGGACCACAGAACCCATACTGCGACGCTATCGGCGGGGAAAAATATCGCGGTGAGAACGAGAACCACAGGGAAGCGATGAACCGCGTCGCTGGGTTTCTCCAGGACAATCACGAGCACTACATGGGCTTTCGTGACACGATCATGGACCAGCGGTTCTCTCCGCCCGGTCGTGTTCTCGCAGGCGCAGGTTCGCTCAAGAATGTGACGCTCTACAACTGCTTCGTGATGCCGACCATTCATGACAGTTTCACCGACGGTCCGACCGAAGCCGAACGCATGATCGAGAAGGGCACCGGCGCGTTCAGCTCCGAGTCCATCATGGACGTCGCCAAGCTGGCCGCGATTACCATGCGTCAGGGTGGCGGTGTCGGCTACGACTTCTCAACGCTGCGCCCCTCCGGCGATATCATCCGTGGCGTCCAGTCCGTGACAGACGGCCCGTTGGCTTTCGCCAACATCTTCGACAGCGTGTGTCGCGCGACAGCCTCGGCCGGGAACCGTCGTGGTGCCCAGATGGCTGTTCTTCGCTGCGACCATCCGGACATCGAGAAGTTCATCCGGGCGAAGCAGGTCTCCAATCCGGACATTCCCTGGGACATGCGTCCTCTCCGTGGGTTCAACATGTCGGTCGGTGTCACCGATGAACTGATGGAATGCGTCTCCACCGGCAAGCCGTTCATGCTGAAGTTTGGCGGCAAGAACTACCGCGAAGTCGATTCCCAGGCTCTCTGGGACATGATCATGCGCGGGAACTACGACTGGGCCGAGCCGGGCGTCCTGTTCATCGACACGATCAATCGCATGAACAACCTCTGGTATTGCGAGACGATCGCAGCGACCAATCCCTGTGGCGAGCAGCCGCTTCCTCCGTATGGTGCCTGCCTCTTGGGCTCCTTCAACGTGGTGAAGTATCTGATCAAGAACGCCGACGGTTCCTATTCGTTCGACTGGGACCTTCTCGCCTCCGATATCCCGCTCGTCGTCCGTGCGATGGACAATGTCATCGACCGGAGCCGCTATCCGCTTCCGCAGCAGAAGCTGGAAGCCCAAAGGAAGCGGCGCATGGGTCTCGGTGTGACCGGCCTCGCCAACGCTCTGGAAGCCCTCGGCTATCCCTACGGCAGCGAAGACTTCCTGGCCTTCGAAGATCAGCTGATGGAATTCATCGCCAACCACTGCTATCAGGCATCGGCTCTGCTGGCGAAGGAGAAGGGTGCGTTCCCGCTCTACGACGAAGAGCGCTACATGAAGGGCAACTTCATTCGCGGTCTGTGGGACGACACCAAGGCGCTGATCAAGAAGTATGGTATCCGGAACAGCCATCTGACCTCGATCGCTCCCACCGGCACCATCTCGCTCTATGCTGACAACGTCTCGTCCGGCATCGAGCCTGTGATCGCCTACGAACAGAAGCGCAACGTCATCATGAAGGATGGCATGAAGACGGTGCAAATCCCGGACTATGGCGTCGCCTACTTGGGCGTCAAGGGCCGGACCGTGGCTGGCGGACAGATCACCGCTGCTCAGCACGTCGGTGTCCTCTGCACGGCGCAGCGCCACATCGACAGCGCCGTCAGCAAGACCTGCAATGTTCCCACGGACTTCAAGTTCGACGAGTTCAAGGAACTCTACCTCATGGCGTGGGAGAATGGTGCGAAGGGCTGCACCACCTATCGTCCGGCCGGGAACTATGATGAGCCGATCAAGGCAGTCGACGGCAATGAAGCTCAAGACGAAGAACATGCCAAGGTCATGGCTCTTCAGGAAGAGGACGGGTTCAGCGGTGCCTGCACTCTGGATGAGTTCGGCCGCAAGACCGGAGCCTGCGCCGATTAAATAGCGGCGACCTGGACAAATAGTGCTTGCCGTCAGTGTGTCGATGGGCTAACCTTCGAACATTGGCGGCATGTGCTGTCAAGGTATACCACCGCAGAAATGGAGTCAGCTGTGACCGACAAGATCAAGTTTCTCGATAACGAATACAACAAGGCCGACCTCGCCGGCATGACCGACGAAGACCTTCTGACCCTCCGCAACACCGTCGCTTCGAACCTCGGCGTCGCCGGCATCAAGAACTTCAAGGACCACGATACGGCGGTCGAGCAGACCTGGAAGGCGCTGCAGAAGTTCGACGAGACCGTGAAGGCCGAGGCCGGCGAAGGTGGCGAGGCCACCACCGGCGAGAAGCCCGCCAAGGCGCCGAAGGCTCCGAAAGAGCCCAAGGAACGCAAGCTGGCGAAGCCCGCCGCGTCCCAATATGTGAAGCGTCCGACCCGCAAGATGTTCTCGAAGGTCGAGATCATCAAGCAGCACGACGGCTCGCAGGATCGCGCCCATCGCTGGCCGAACTACAAGGACGGGATGCTGGTCATCGACGCGATCGAGGGCGAAGGCACCCTCGCCTGGGACATCTACAACTGGGAAGCGAAGGGCCTGATGAAGGTCGTCGAGCCGACCGATGCCGAATATGCCGAGCGCCTCGCCGCGTGGTATACGAAGCACGGCCTGGAAGACCCCGACCTCGCCAAGACCAAGAAGGCCGAGGAGCGCGAGAAGGCCAAGGCGGCGAAGGCCGAGGAAGCCGCCGCCAAGAAGGTCGAGCGCGAGAAGGCCAAGGCCGAGAAGGAGGCCGCGAAAGCCGCCGCCAAGGCCGCTGCTGCGCAGACCCCCGCGAGCTGATCCTCGTGAAACTGCCTCGCGCAGCCGCGTTCTTTGACTACCTCAAGGAACGTGAGGAGGTCCGTCTCCGGAAGGAGGCGGGCCTTCCCGTTGGGTTCGATGAGCTGAAGTGGACTGACGATCCAATCCTCTCGGCCTACAAGTTCACAAACGTCCGGCGTCATCATGACCGGACCAGCAGGGAGCTTCGTGAGCGTTTCTACAATCCGCACTTCTTGGACGACCGGCGTTCAGTTCTCATGAACTGCGCGTTGTTCCGATACTTCGGGACATGGGAATTCGCAGCAGCCGTGGGGTGGCAGGACTATGACGACTTCGACTTCGAGGGCATCAAGGAACTGGCCGAGGAACGACTTGAGAACCGTGAACGTGTGTTCACAGGAGCTTATGTCATCACGAACCAAGGCATTTCTGCTCCGAAGCAAGAGGTCGTGGTCGACTACTTTCTCAAGGGTCTACACGCGGCAACCCCGGCCATTCTGGCTGTAGCGACCAAGACCCAAAGCTGGGAGAAGGTCGCAACGGAAATGCGAAAGCTGAACGGGTTCGGCGGAACTGGCTTCATGGCGAAGGAAGTTCTGATCGACACGACCTACACTGCTTTCTGGGCTGATGTCACTGATGACCCAAAGGACGGGCGCTTCTCGTTCCCTCGGGACTGGTGGAAGTGGACGCCCATCGGACCCGGCGCTCTTCGTGGGTGTGGCCGCGTCCTGTTCGAGGACTACGACGTCAGCACTCGTATGTCCGAGAGCAAAGCCCGATCCATCATCTCGGACCTTGCGTTCTGGCAAGAAGTCTACTGGCCTGTCGCAGAGTATGGACAACTGTCCCCGACTGATATTCAATTCGGCCTGTGCGAGTTCGACAAGTATGAGCGCGTCCGTCTTGGGCAGGGGACTCCGAGATCGAGGTATAAAGCGCGATGAGCCTGGACTGGGTGGGGGGCATCTGGTATTGGATCACGCTGTGGTGGCTCGTGTGGTATGCGATCTTCCTGACGTGGTATTCCAAGCAAATGGATGCTGACAAGAAAGAGAAGGTCTCCCCAGCGGAGGCCTTCTTCATGTTTATTCTGTCGGGCTTCGGTCCGGTTCTTGCCATCGCTATCATTCTCGGGAAGGCGATGGCATTTAACAATGACAGAGACGACGACACTTAGCAGTTGTCTTTTGCCACCCGGCAAGCTATGCTTGTCTCATACCGCATAACCCGGAGCTCGATATGAAAATATGCGTGGCCCTCCATTCCTGCATGGATCTCGGAGGCATTATCAACCACACGGAACAACTGATCGGTGGCCTGCAAGACTTGGGCCACCGAGTTGATTTTCGGGAACTGGTCTACGCCGATCGCGTCAGTTCCGTCAATCGCACCGGTCCGACCGAACTCGGTCCCAGCGGCATTCCTTTCCATCAGGGCAAGGGCTGGAACTTCAAGCGCGAACAACGCATTCCCTACAAGACCTCGATCGGCGTTCAGTCTGCGCAGCAAATCCTGAATGGTTACGACATGGTCATCTGGACTGTGCCGGTCCCGCCCAAGAACAAGCAGCATCTCGGCAACGACAAGTGGCCGGACCTCTACGATCTGAACCCCAAGGTCAAGCAGATTGCCTTCATCCACGATGGCAACGCCAAGGCCGGATCGCCGCACATCCTTCACATCCAGGAACATCTCACGGCGGTCGCCTGCGTCCACGGGTGCGCTCTCAATGGTGCAGACCATCTGACTGTCCCTCGGGCGCTGATCCTGAACCCGCAGGACAAGCCGGTTCGTGACATCATCGGCTGGGATGCCAAGCGTCCTGGGTTCGTCAACATGCAGACGTTCAAGGCGTGGAAGCATGTTCACGAACTCGTCGAGGCCATCGCCTACATGCCCAAGAAGTTTCCGGGCGAACTTCGTGAGGTCGCTGGCAAGGGGATCGAATATCAATACATGACCTCCGAGGACAAGTGCAAAGAGAACTATTTCCACGGCGTGGTCGAAGGGACTGACTTCGACTTTTCCGGCGAGAAGTTCTGGGACGCTGCGCTGGCGAACGGCATGGTTCACCACGACTACTGGGACACAACCGAAGTCGACCAGTGGCTGAGCCAAGCTCGTGTTCTCGTCGATCCGTCCTGGTCCAAGAAATACTCGCTGGTCGGCGGTCACTGGAACCGCGTGGTCGTGGATGCGATGATCCGTGGCTGTGTCCCTGTGGCGCAATCTCGCGGCATGGGTTCGGAACTGTTCGTCGCCGGCGAGCACTATATCGATGTCGGCGAAGCCCGTGATGCCATGGACTATGCCGAGATCGTCATTCGTGCAAGCCACATGCACAAATCCCAAGCCGATCAGATGATCGCCGCTGGCCGGGAACTTCTCTGGCAATTCGATCGTCGGCAGGTCGCACAAGACCTGATCGCTCTGACGTTCGGCAGCCTTGACGGAACGCAGGTAGGCACCGACGATCCCGCAATCCGCAAGAAATATGAAGACCTGATGTTCGACCAATATGGAGTTCTCGCATGAAGATCATCTCTGGCCGCAACGTGAGCGAAGCCCTCGTCCTTGGGCTTCAATCGTTGCAGGTTGACGGCGTCGATCGTGACTCGCGCAACGGTCCTGTTCGCGTGTTCACGACCCCCGTCACCACCATCTATGAACGGCCCGAGGAACGGGTGCTGTTCTTCCCCGAACGGGACGCCAACCCCTACTTCCATTTCATGGAAAGCCTGTGGATGATGGCGGGTCGGCGTGACGTGGCCTGGATCAGCCAGTTCTCGTCGAACATCGCCAACTATTCCGACGACGGCGTCACCTTCCACGGTGCCTACGGCGCTCGCTGGCGGAACTGGTTCCCGCCTGCCGAGGGCGACCGTCAGTATGGTGATGGGGTGGTCGATCAGTTGGAGACCATCGCATCTCTGCTGCGCCAGAACCCGGACGATCGGCGGGTCGTGCTGCAAATGTGGGACGCGTCCAGCGATCTCGGCATGAACGGCAAGGACTTCCCCTGCAACCTGATCTGCACGTTCCGCATCAGCCCCTACGGCAAGTTGGACATGACGGTGTTCAATCGCAGCAACGACATGATCTGGGGTGCCTATGGAGCGAACGCTGTCCACTTCTCGGTGTTGCAGGAAGTCATGGCCGCATGGGTGGGCGCTCCGATGGGAGCCTACTGGCAGGTCAGCACGAACTTCCATTCCTACCACAACACTCTCGAGAAGCATGGTGACGTCGTCAAGAATGGCGTCGGCTTCGATCCCTACTCCTTGGGCAAGGTCCGTGCCTTCCCGATCGTGAACGGTCCGATCGATCAATGGTTCCAGGACCTGACCATGTTCATGGAGCAAGGCCCGGTGATCGGCCTCCAGGATCGTTTCTTCAAGAAGGTGGCGACGCCCATGTGGCAGTCGTGGTTCGCCTGGAAGGACCGGGACAATCCCAACTTCATGCAGAACGCTTTGGCGTTCGCCGACCAGATCATCGCCGAGGACTGGCGCATGGCCTGCACTGAATGGCTCGAGCGGAGGATTTGACGATGTATGCTTTCAATCAGGACCGGAACCCCATCGTCTCCAAGATCAAGTTCGCACGTGAAGGTGCGAACGTTCAGCGGACCCACACCCAGCCGGGGATCGGTCCGCATCCTGTCGGGATGCACACGTTCAGTATGCTCTGCATGTTGCGCATCCTCTGGCCGGAAGCGCCTGTCCGCCTCGTCTGGGCTATCCTGGAACACGATATCCCGGAACGTGTCACTGGCGACACTCCGCATCCTGCCAAGGTCGCCGGCATCATGGACCGGATCAAGCAGACCGAATACGAGGAGCACCTGAACACGATCGTGTTCGGCAACGACAGTATCCAGGACTTGGACGAGAACGAGGCCAAGTGGCTCTCTGGGCTCGACATGCTGGAGTTCTACTGCTGGGTCCGTGATCAGCTGATGATGGGCAACCGCATGATGCAGACGAAACATGCTGCCGTCGAGAACTACATGGCGAAATATCGCCACAAGTATCCCGAGGAGATCGTCGACATCTACTACGCCCTTCGCAGCGATACCTGGGACACGATGTCCGACATCGGGGGTGAATGATGACCGACACTTTCATCGCCCAAGAGGGAGGCGACCACTATCAGGCCGAGTATCAGCATTGGGACTGGGTCACTGATATCAGCATGGGCTACCTCCCCGGCAACGCCACGAAGTATGTCTCGCGGTGGCGCAAGAAGAACGGCGAGGCTGACCTTCGGAAAGCCATGACTTACGTGGACAAGATGCTGGCGATCTTGAAGGCTGAGCCGGGCTACAGGTTCAATCGCGAAGCCAGCTACAAGACCCGCGTCTGCACCGACCGGTTCGTGGAAGTCAACGGTTTGGTCGGAGCCGAGAGGTCCATCATGGAGCTTCTCAGTGGACCCTGCCCGAAGGAAATGCTGGTGCTGGCAAAGAAGCATATTCGCGCCTTGCTACAGGACGCTCAGAGGGGGCAGGGACGGCCAAGCCCTGCCCCCGCCCCTACCCTACCGCCCACCCCCGGCGCGGCCCCTGCTGCCCCGGCTGGCGCGGCCTGTGGTGGCGCTGCTGGTGCTACCACCCAAGCGCCCGCATCCAGCGCGTCCACAGAGCTCGCAACAAAGCCCCTTTCGGGGCGCACGGAGCATCCGGCTCCCTTTGGGTATGAGGGAGATGACTGAGCGTGGTTATCAGAAAGAAAAGCGACCCCAACTCTGGAGGTCCACTCCAGCTTGGGTTCTTCACCCCTGAGGCGAAATGGCAACTCCCTTCCATGTCGGACCTCCCGTCGTGGAAGGGGGCCAAGAGGATTGCAATCGATGCCGAAACTCGTGATCCGTCCATCGGAAACAAAATGGGATCGGGTTCACTTCGAGATGGTTATACAGTCGGTTGGGGCTTCGCCATCGACGGAGGGCCAAAGCACTATCTCCCCTTCCGACATGAAGGAGGCGATAACCTCCCTGTCGAAAGCGTTCTCGGCTATCTTAGAGAACAGATTAAGGGCTTTGATGGAGAATTCGTCGGAGCCAACCTCGCCTATGACGTTGACTATGGATATGCTGATGGATTCGACTGGCATCAAGACGCCAAATTCCGAGACATTCAAATTGCAGATCCGCTTATCTACGAACTCCATCTGAGCTACTCGCTCAAGAACATCGGCGAACGCCACGGTATCCAGGCAAAGGACGAGGAGACCCTGCTGGAAGCTGCCCGCTCCTTTGGGCTTGACCCCAAGAAAGGACTGTGGCGTCTGCCGGGTCGATACGTCGGCGCTTATGGAGAGCAGGACGTTGCTTCTCCGCTGGAAATTCTCAGAGCCCAAGAGGAGACCATCGACCGTGAAGGCCTCCGGCAGATTTGGGACTTGGAAACCAGAACTCTGCCCGTGCTGGTTCGTATGCGGAGGCGTGGCGTTGCCATTGACTTCGACAAGCTGGCACAGATTGAAGCGTGGACTGAACGACAAGAGCAGGACGCACTCGATCTGATCAAGCATCGCACTGGTGTTCGCATCGGCTTTGGCGATGTCTGGAAACCCGGTGCTCTTGCACCTGCCCTCGAAGCTATCGGCATGAGGTTGCAGCGGACCAGCACCGGCGCTCCGCAGATCGATCGCTTCTTGCTTGGTGGAAGCGATGATCCTGTGTGCGAAGCGATCCTTCGTGCTCGCAAGGTCAACAAGATCAGAACCACTTTCGCCCAGAGCATCAGGCGCTATGCAGTCAACGGCCGACTGCACTGCCAGTTCCATCAGATCGCGCGAGAGGACGACGAGGGAGATCAGAAGGGCGTTCGCTACGGTCGTCTGTCTGCAACTGACCCGAACCTCCAGCAACAACCATCTCCTGACCGTGATCCTGAAATCGCTGGTGAATGGCGAAAGATCTTTGTTCCTGAACCTGGAGCGATCTGGGGCTGTAACGACTATTCTCAACAGGAACCTCGGTGGACGACACACTTCGCTGCGGTGCTTGATCTCCCTCGGGCAAGGGAAGCAGCGCTCCGCTATCAGAACGATCCGAACACCGATAACCACGATATGATGACCAGACTGATCCATGGTGACGAGCAGGTGGAGAAATGGATCGCAGAAGGTCTCGGCGATTACAAGGTCAACCGGGGTTATTCCAAGAACATCTTTCTTGGGCTGTGCTACGGAGAAGGCGGCGCGAAACTCTGTCGTGATATCAAGAAGCCCACGAGATGGATGGTCACCTATGGGTGGGGTCGCGACAAACAAGTGGAATACTTCGAGACTCAAAGAGAGGCGATGGCCTACAAGATGCAGATCCAGCGAGGTTATATCCGTGAGACTGCTGGTCTTGAAGGTCAGAACATCATCGATAACTTTGACACCGAAGTTCCCTACGTTCGGAAACTGGCCGGGGCTGCAACTGAAAGAGCAGAGGCTCGTGGGTTCGTCAGCACGATCCTTGGTCGCCGACTGAACTTCGAACGTCGTGATGATGGGACGTTTGATTTCACTCATAAAGCCCTCAATAGAATTATTCAGGGAAGCAGTGCAGACCAGACCAAGCTGGCTATCTGTGAAATTGACAGAGCAGGATATTATCTGCAACTGCAAGTTCATGATGAAACAGATGGAAGCTATGCAACCGCAGCAGAAGCAAAAGCTGTTGGTAATATCATGAAAGACTGCATCAAAGAAGCATATCCTGGAAAGATCTGGACGCCCTTCAAAGTCGATACAGAAGTAGGACCGAATTGGGGAACTCTTAAAAATGTGTAGTATTCAAGGATGTAATAATGATAGCAGAACTAGGGGTCTGTGTAATAAGCATTATCAAAAACTTCTGAAGTATGGAAATCCAGAGCACTCTATTCTAAAGAGAGCTCATCCTGATGAAGTGACAGCATTCCTAGAATATGCAAAATCATACGAAAGTGATGAATGTTTAATTTGGCCTTTCGGTTTAACATCTCAGGGATATCCTAGGAACAGAAGAGGAAATGTTCATCGGTTGATGTGTCCAGGAGAACCAACAGAAGAGAAATTCATGTCGGCTCATAAATGTGGGAATAGATCCTGTATCAATAAGAGACATCTCTATTGGGCTTCATATCAAGACAATTCTGACGACAAATACATCCATGGGACAATGCCTATGGGTGAAACACATTGGAGAAGGAGAAACTCATGAAGTATGGTGTAATCAAAGACGGTGAATTCGACGAGCGAGAGCTTATCGATATCACAGCAAAAGGTTTCAAAGGAACCATGAAGGGTCGTGAAGGAACTTACGATCAGTATGTTGCAAAAGAGATCAATGCCGCCTATGGCGTTCTGGAATGCGAGGACAAGGTGGTTCTCGACATCGGTGCCAACATCGGCTGTTTCACGAAGTTGGCCCTGGAGAAAGGGGCGAAGCACGTTGTCGCAATCGAGCCGGAACCCAACAATTACAACATGCTGGATCTGAACACGGCTGGTCATCACGACCGGGTGACGCTCTACAATTCGGCCCTCACCCCGCTTCCGTTCGAGTCGCTCACGCTGTTCCTCAGCAACACCGGCAAGAACCCCGGCAACTCCTCCCTCCACGCTCGCCGTGGGCGCTTCCAGATCGAAGTTTCCTGTGTCAGCGTGGAACACATTTTCAACGAACACCCTGACATCGAGGTCGCCAAGATCGACTGTGAAGGCGCTGAATTCGATCTACTGCCGCGTCTCACGAAATATCCTCTGAAGCAGATCGCTCTGGAATTCCACATCAACGGTTTCTCCACCGGGGCTGTTCGTCAAGCGCATCAGCTTCTCATCGCCGATGGGTGGGTCGCCACTCGCGAACCTCGCATCCAAGAAAACCTGTGGCAGACACTTGCCGCGTATCGGAGAGAGTGATGACCTCGACGCGAGACAAGCATGGAGATGTAATCTTCGAATGTGAAGACTGTGGTGAAACCTATGCGTCCAGCGAGCGTGAGTTCAAAGACGCATGGGAGGAAGCCCAAGAAGAGGGCTGGAAGTATCGGGGAAATGATACTCACCAATGTCCTTCCTGCGCTCAGGGAACGTTCGAACCGAAGCGGCTGAACATTCTCAAAGATGATCCCTACGCCAGCTTCAGGAGCAAGAAATGATCGCGTCAGGAAAGACTATCAAGGCGATGGGCATCTTCGAGCCTTTCGCTGAACGGACCAAGCACAACGGCATGACCTTCGGCGTCGGACCCGCTGGCTATGATGTCCGTGTGGAATTCGACGAGGATGGTCTCGCTTACGAGATGGTCCTCAATCCTGGTCAGTTCATGCTGGCCTCGACAATCGAGCGTTTCACCATGCCGACCAATCTCCTCGGCATCGTGCATGACAAGTCCACTTGGGCTCGCATGGGGCTGGCCGTTCAGAACACTGTGATCGAACCGGGCTGGTGCGGCTGGCTCACGCTCGAACTCACCAATCACGGAACTGAACCGTTAGTGATCAAGCGCGGTGATCCCATCGCACAGATCGTGTTCCACTACCTCGATTCGCCCGCCTCCGTTGCCTACGACGGGAAGTATCAGAACCAGAAGCGCGGACCCGTGAGACCTATCCTCGAGAAAGGTTGAACTTGTCACTGCCGGGTCAGCGGGGTAGGGTTAAAAGCCAACCCCGCAATCTGGAGGAACTATGTCGGAAGCAGGAATGCGCTCGCTTCTCATTCAGAGAATGGTGGGTCTGGACGCCGTCGCCATCGAGTCCCCGAAGACTGGCATCGGTATCCCTGATGTGAATTTCAAGTGGGGTTGGATCGAATGCAAGTGGCTGAAAACATGGCCGGTCAATGCGGAGACGAGGCCGGTCAAGTTCCCTCATCCTCTCACGAAACATCAACAGCTTTGGCTGTGGAGACGGGAGCGGGCGGGCGGTCTGGCGCTGGTATGCGCGAAGGTCAGCAACTCGTGGTTCTTTTGGTCAGGCGCGAAAATCAAGGAACAGAACCTGTGGGACAATATGACGAAACCGCAGATGTATCAGGAAGCGGCGAAAGTGTTCGAGGGGAAGCTGGAGCCGAAGGAACTCGTGAACTTCCTGCACTTGCAGTTTCTGAACTCTCACTCGGAGAGCATCTTCTGATATAGCGTCGGCGTGAAGGTCTGACCCAGAGAGGCGCTGGTGCTCGCTTGGGCTTGACGAGGAAAGCCTATGGTGAACTCGAAAGGGAGGAAGGTCAGGCAAAGAGCATCGAGAAACCGCATCTCGGGGAACTATTCTCTTACGAGAAATGTTTCATATTTCGCCGCCGCAGCGGTTGGACAATTTCTGCCTGCGCTGATCAGGCTGGAATTTCCCGCTACTGGTTCAATCTGATGGAGTTGGGTAAGGCATCACCTGAGAGACTCGTAAACTACTAGGCAGAAAATGAAGGGTGATAGTAAGAAAACGATAGCGTTTCTCAAGAAGTTCAAGCCGGGTGGACCTTGGACTATTGGCGCTATCTCTACCGATCGCAAGAATGTCACGTTCAGAACATTCCGCGATGAGCAGGAAACCCTCCAGTTCATTGAGCGTGAGAATGGCGAGCGAAATCTCTATTTCCTTGTGAACAACACGTCCAGGGACTTGGCGACCAAGCCGTCCAAGACCGATATCTCAGAAGCGACTTGGCTGCATGTCGATATCGACAGTTCTGTGACTGACAAGGAAGGTCTTGACCATGACCTGAACATGATCTTGTCACAGCTTACTGACAAGCTGCCCAAGGGGACGCCCAAGCCGAGCGTCCTGCTGTTCTCCGGAAATGGATACTGGGCGTTCTGGAGATTGAAGGAACCCTTCAAGATCGAAGGGACAGAGAACCGCTGGGAGGAGTTCGAGCTCTACAACAAGCGGCTTGAACAGATTTTCGGTGGCGACCACTGCTTCAACGTAGATCGTATCGCCCGACTGCCCGGCACCATCAATATCCCCAACCCTCAGAAGCGCAAGAAGGGACGGGTCGAGGTTGAGGCGCAACTGCTTGAGCTGAACGATCTATCCTACGATATCTCTGATTTCAGGAAAGCTGCTGGGGTTCAATCCTCAGGATCGATGATGGATGGCGGTGGTGGAACCAGCGAACATCTCGATATTCCTGGAAACATTGAGCGTATCCAGGATTTGAATGAACTCGACGAGTGGAGTGTGCCTGATCGTGTGAAGATCATTATCGCACAGGGCCACCATCCGGATCAGCCCAAGGAGAAGGACAACTCCCGCTCCTCTTGGGTTTTCGATTGCGTGTGCTCGCTGGCTCGGTGCAACGTGCCAGACGCTGTGATCTACAGTATCTTGACCGATCCCGGCTGGGGCATTTCACAGAGTGTGCTTGAGCTGAAATCTGGTGCTGATCGCTATGCTCGGAGACAAATTCTCCGTGCGAAGCAATACAGTGAAGACCCGCTCCTGTTGCAGATGAATGATCGCCATGCCGTGATCGGCAACATCGGCGGTAAATGTGTGGTGATTGAGGAGGTCGATGATCATCTCAAGCTGCACAATGGGCAGACCTACAATCGCACAAAGCTGACGATGTCTAGCTTCGACAGCATCAATCAACGATACCTCAACAAGAAGGTCAAGGTCGGCACCACGAAAGACGGCGCTGATGTCTCCATGCCTCTCGGGAAGTATTGGCTCCAGCATCCCATGCGCCGCCAGTATGATACGATGAGGTTCATGCCCCTCATGGAGAAGGAAGGCGTCTACAATCTGTGGCGTGGGTTCGCTGTTGAAGCTATCCCCGGCGATTGCAGCCTGTTTCTCCAGCACGTGAGAGAGAACATCTGCAACGGCAACGAGGCGAACTACGAATATCTAATTCACTGGATGGCACGGGTTATCCAGGAGCCAGCATCTGCTGGTGAAGTTGCAATCGTCATGAGAGGCGGCAAGGGCACCGGCAAAGGCTGGTTCGCGAGGACATTCGGCAAGCTCTTTGGGCGACACTTCATTCACATCGCAAACGCCAAGCATCTGGTCGGCAACTTCAACGCCCACCTTCAAGACTGTGTGCTGCTCTACGCAGACGAAGCATTCTTTGCAGGCGACAAGTCGCATGAGAGTGTTCTCAAGATGCTCATCACTGAAGACATTCTACCTATCGAAAAGAAAGGCTATGATGTCGAGGCTGCACCGAACTTCGTTCACGTTATCATGGCGTCAAACGATCCGCATGTCATTCGTGCAACCGGAGACGAGCGTCGGTATTTCGTGCTTGATGTTGGCGAAGGTAAGAAGCAGAACGCAGCCTACTTCGGCAAGATCAGCGAACAGCTTGAGAATGGTGGCTACGAAGCCCTTCTCTACTATCTGCAATCAATTGATCTGAGCAATTTCCAAGTTCGCAATGTCCCAAGCACAGACGCGCTGCAAGAGCAGAAGCTTCTGTCCATGGGCTACGATGAGGAATGGTGGTATCGGAAACTCCAGGATGGCAGGCTGTTCGATACAGACGATAAGTGGGAGCGTTACGCTCAGACAGAGCATGTTATCAACGATTATGTCGCTTACATGGATACTTGGAAGCAGACACGTCGCGGTAACGAAACTGCACTTGGAAGGTTCCTTTCCAGGATGGTTCCGCACATTCAGAAAGTGACCCGTCGGATTTCGGTGGATGAGGCAGACTGGGATGGTCGGCCCAAGAAGGTGCAGAAGCGGGCGAACTTCTACGATCTGGGAACGCTGGATCAATGCCGCCAATCCTGGGAAGAGAAGAACGGCAAGACCAAGTGGGACGACCCGCTGCAACTTGACCTTGAAAAGCCGGATGATGTGCCTTTTTAACGACCTCTGTGGACGCGCTGGAGGGGCCTTGGCTGGGCTAGGCTACACCGGCACCACCACAGGCATCCATGGCGCTCCTGGACCGGCTCCGAAGGCCTCCGGACACGCCCGATTGCTGCCTGACCTGCGCCCCGTGGTCAGGCTGGCAGTCGCGGCGTATAATGTTCTCAGTTGCCAAAAATTTGGCGGCTACGCGTGACGTCTGATCGTAACTTGGAGGCAAAATGGCAGACGAGAAACATTTGGTGTGGATGGTGGGTTTCTCGGTGTCCCATCACTGCTGCTTCCAGAGCACCTTTCTACTCTTTGAGCAGCCAGTCACACAAGAGCAAGTGACCGAGCACGTCAATCACACCGTCGAGAAAGATCAGCGCGTGGAATATCGCAACCTGTTCGAAACTCTCGATCTCACCCCGGAGGAAGAAACTTCCATCCTCCAATCGATGAGGGCGCTTTACGAATGAAACCTATGCTCGCATCCAAGTGGGAGGAGCGGAACGAGGAAATGTTCCCCTTCTGGGTTCAGCCTAAGCTGGACGGCATCCGCATTCTGATCGGTGAAGATGGCTACGCCTACACTCGTAGCCTCAAGCTCATCAGGAACAACGAACTTCAATCCATGATCCGGCATCACAAAGACGAACTTGCTGGGCTCGATGGCGAGATCATCGTCGGTGATGCTACGGCCGAAGACTGCTACCGCCGGACGTCGTCTGCTGTGATGTCTTTCGACAACGACGACATCGCCTATGCGACCATCCAGGTGTTCGACATCTGGAATGATCCGTTCTCGTCTTACGATGATCGCTATGGCTCCTTGATCGAGCGTTCCGCTAACTGGCCGAACTGGGTCCAGCTTGTGACGACCACTATGGTCCACGATATGGATATGCTGAATGAGTATGAGGCCAAGCGCCTGGAGGAAGGGCACGAGGGCCTGATCCTCAGGAAGGGCGATCGTCTCTACAAGCAAGGACGTGGCACTCCCAAGAATGGCGAGCTGATCAAGCTCAAGCAGTTCGAGGACACCGAAGGTAAGATCGTTGCTGTCCACGAACTGATGCACAACGCGAACCCGGCGACCATCAATGCTCTCGGATATACCGAGCACAGTGGTCACCAAGAGAACCTCGTTCCTATGGGAACGCTGGGTGCTATCGAGGTCGAACTCGGCCCCGAATGGCAAAGCCGGACCGTCCGCATCGGCACTGGCTTCACTGAAGAGATGCGGAAGCAGATGTGGACCAATCAGCATTTGCTGAAAGGCCAGTTTGCGAAATACAAGTTCTTTCGCGTCGGCACCAAGGATGCACCCCGGTTTCCGGTCTTCCTTGGGCTGCGCGATGGAGATGACATGGAACCAGCACAAGGGAGTCTGTTCTAATGCCTGATATCCGCGCAAAAATCCTGGCCCTTCGGAATATGATCGAAGAGCGCGGCGCTACCGAAGCCGAAGCCATGGCTGCTCTTGCCAAGGCTGACAAGCTGATGGATGAGCATGGCTTGACCGAAGCCGACCTGGAGGTCACCGAAGCCAAGCGCGATATGTTGCACGGCGAGTTCAAGTATGGGATCAAAACGCAGCATCCGTGCGCGAAGTGGTGCAGCAAGACGATTGGTCACTTCTGCGGAGTCGTGACTTGGTATTCCAACAGCCGGCAGACTTCCAACGGTTTCGGTTTCAACGCAGATGTTGAGATGTATGAGTTCCTGCTCAGGCTGATCCACGACTCGATGAACCGAGAGTGGCACGAATATCTGCCCAAGAATCCAACTCGCCCCGGCCTCTCACGTCACACCGAGTATTGGTCGTTCATGCTGGGCATGGCTGAACGGATCAACGAAAAGATTTATGAGTTGATGGAAGCTCGTGAAGTGAAGACTGACAGCACCGGAACTGACCTCGTGGTTAAGAAGTATGCTGTGATCGAGGCTGCGATGTCGGAAATGCTTCCGAGTCTCACCCTTCGTTCAACGAGTAGTCGTGGTATTCGTGCAGATGGTTCGGCTATGATCGAAGGTCGTAAAGCTGGTGATAAAGTGAATCTGAATCGTCCAATAACAACGACAAATAATTCTAGGTTGCTTGATTGATGGATCACGCAACTCTCAGAGATAAGTGCAGAAAGGCGTTCGGGATGAAAATCCCGTTCGCCGCCCAAGAGAGATGGGCCGCATTCATCCGAGAAGAGAGAACGGAATTCAATTTCCGCTACGAATGGATACGCGATCCCCGGTTCTACGATTGGATCAGAGCCAATCAGGCTGAACTGGAGATAAAAGATGGGACGGAATGGTTGGGAGTTTATATCTGCCATCCGGATGGAAGTCCCGTCAACGATTACGATAAATAGAACTTGTCATTTGCCCCTTCCAAGGCCATGCTGGGCGTATGGGTGGCAATGGAGAAGCCGTATGTCCAAGACGATAGTTCTCGCAGTTGCTCTGGCGTGTCTCGCGACCGCTGGTGCAGCTTCTACTCTTCGCCCGTATACACCGGGCGGAGCGCCTTGCGACGGTGTCTGCTCCTATGAGTGGGCAGTGAAGGAGTTCAAGGTTCCGGAGGGTATTCCGGAGAGGATGGTCATTCCGAAAGGGAGCATCGTTCTCAAGATGTCCTATGCCAAAGACGGAAAGCCGTATTGGCAGGGAGAAGGACTGGTCTTCGCCGACGACCAATATGGCGAGGGCTACACGTTCGTTGACGAGTCTGGCCGAACGTTGATCATGGCCAAATTGGACGAGTGTCAGAACTGGACCGTGGTGATCCCTCCGTCTCCGATTTTGACCGAGTGGGTTTATCCGAATCCTCCTCTGTATGTCAGTGTCTGGGAGCCGCCGTCTACTCCTCCAGTTCCGTGGGAACCGCCGATCGTCGTTGTCTGCTGCGAGCCTCCGAAGACTCCGTGCTGCGAGCCTGAACCGCCGCAGCCTCCGGCAGTCCCTCTTCCTGCTCCTGCTGGCCTGCTCCTCTCTGGGCTCGGCCTTCTCTTTGGGCGGAGGTTCCTGTGAGCCGGTTGCTCCTCCTTGTGGTCCTGGCCGGGTGCTCAACAGCCCCGGTCAGCGACTGCTTTGACAAGGTCTACTCATGGGGTGACTACCATATGAAGCAGACGTTCTGCAACGGTAAAGTAGAAACGCGCGCGTATGGGAACCCCGAAGATTTCCCGAAGCCGGTCATTTATCAGCATGAGACACCGCGCTATTGTCTTCCGGATGCTCCGGGGCAATACTGTGTGCATGGCTACCAACCCTGAGAGGCGAAAGACATGGCTATCTACTTCTCGAACAAAGGTCACATCGATCTGGACGTGATCCGCACTATGGGTGTCTCCGTGAAGGACACCGACAATCCCATTGGCTACTTCGGCACCGGCCTGAAATATGCCATCGCGACCCTTCTCCGCACGGGCCACATTGTCAGCCTGCGCACGGGTGGTGAGACCATCCAGTTCCGCACGAAGCCCAAGGAAATCCGTGGCAAGACCTTCGGCATGGTCTACATGAACGAAGAGCAGCTTGGGTTCACCGTCGATCTCGGCCGTGACTGGGAGGTCTGGCAGGCGTATCGTGAACTCTACGCCAACTGCATTGACGAGGGTGGCACCATCGGCGGCGTGTTCGTCGAGAATGACACCGTGTTCGTGGTCGAAGGGCCTGAAATCTCGAAGGTCCACGGCGAACGCGGCCAGATTTTCCTGCATGGCGAACCGTGGATCGTCGGCGAGGGCATCGAGGTCTATCGCGGGAAGAGCAATTTTCTCTACTATCGCGGTGTTCGTGTTCAGAAGCTGCTGAAACCCACCCGTTTCACCTACAACTTCACGACGGAAATGCGCCTGACCGAGGATCGGACGCTGGCCTCGGTCTGGGACGCGAACTACAAGCTCGGTATGCGTCTGCCGAGGATCGCCAATCCCGAGTTCTGCGTGAAGGTGATGGACCCCCATGTCGAGTTCTATGAACACGACCTGGACTTCTCCGACTGCGTTGAACCGAGCGAGGAGTTTCTCGATGCGATCGAGAAGTTCCGCGAACACGCTCAGCTGAAGGAAACGAACCGAAACCTGCTGAAACTGGTTCGGAACGTGAATGACTACACCGAGTTCGCGCTGACCGAGACGCAGGCATCGGTCGTCGCGGAAGCGTGTGAGATGCTGACCAAGCTGAACTGCATCGTCAAGCCTGAGGCGCTCACCTTCGTGGAGCATCTTGGGCCGGGCGTCCTCGCTATGGCGAAGGGTGGCAAGATGGTGTTCACACGTCAGTGTCTCGACAACGGTCGGGATTTCCTAGCGATCACCATCTACGAGGAATGGATCCACGATACGATGGGTTACGCCGACTGCTCGCGCGGAATGCAGCAGTTTCTGTTCGACAAAATCTTGGGGATGATCAAGGAATGACAATCGCAGACCCATCGTCACAGCCGAAGTTCGGCTACTGGACCCATCGGAAAGGAGGGCAGTATGAAATCGTTGGCTTCGGCATACAGGAACATGATCTTGTTCCTGTCGTCATCTATCGGTCTTTGGGGGAACCCGAGGTCTGGTGGACGCGGCCATGCACCGAGTTCTTCGACGGACGGTTCGTGAGGCAATCATGAAGCTGTTCGGTCTCGAAATCCGCAAGGCACAGCCTCCCGTCAAGGATGCAACGACTCGCATGTGCGAGGCTGTTGACGCCTTGAACGCTGCCTGGAAAGACCTTCGTGCCCAAGGAGAGCTCCGCCTCCGTCCTTGGGTGATCTGGGAGGAGAACCGTGTTGTTGTCTCGGAGCGGGCCGAGCAGCGACTCAAGGTGTTCCATGAGTGAATGCTGTGCGATCCTCAAGGTGCAATCGCACTACAAGAAGCCGCTGATCGAGAAATGTCAGCAGAAGGCTATCACGAGGATTGACGACATTCCGCTCTGCGGCATCCATCTCAGGTCCCTGGACAACGGGGACCTGAAAGTCGTCACAACTCTGAAAAGGAACCCTCCGAAATGAGTGGCAAACAGATCAAGACCATCAACCAGATTTTGACCAAGAAGATCGACAAGTGGCTCGCCTCCATCGAGGACGATCGTCTCCGCAAGATGGCGAAGCGTGATGTCATCGTGACCGGCGGTTCCATCGCGTCCATGCTCCTGGGCGAAGAGGTCAACGACTATGACCTCTACTTCAAGACCTATGAGACCACGCTGGCGATGGCTCATCACTATCTCGAGGTTTTCAAGGCTGGCCGCGTGGCGAAGCAGGGCGGGATCGAATATGACATGTCGGTCCAGGAACTGAAAGACACGCTGGGCAGGAACCGCATCCGCATCGTGGTAAAGTCGGCTGGCGTCGCCGGCGACCAGCAGACCAAGGACTATCAGTATTTCGAGACCGGCGGCAGCGATACCCCCGAGGCTGGCGAATATCTCGAAGAGGCCTACGCCAATCTCCCGGCTGAAGGCAAGGTGGACGAGGAAGCCCAGAAGCAGAAGCCGGACTATCATCCGGTGTTCCTGTCCTCGAACGCCATCAGCCTCAAGGGCGGGGTGCAAGTGATCATCCGCTTCTATGGCGGGCCAGAAGCGATCCACGAGAACTTCGACTTCGTGCATTGCATGAACTACTGGACGCCGGATGAAGGCGTGGTCGTGAACCAGGACTCGCTTCTCGCGCTCATGTCGAGGACGCTGGTCTATCGAGGATCGCTGTATCCGGTGTGCTCGGTGTTCAGGGCGAAGAAGTTCATCCTGCGCGGCTGGACGATCAACGCCGGGCAGTATCTCAAGATGTGCTTGCAGATTTCCAAGCTCGATCTGGAGAACCCTGTCATCCTCGAGGAGCAACTCACCGGGGTTGATGTCGCCTACTTCTCGGAGGTCTTGAACAAGGCCAAGGAGAAGGACAAAGATCACATCGACACTGCCTATCTGGTGGAGATCATCAACCGTATGTTCGGCTGATGATCGACTGGGGAACCATCTATAATCGTCATCTCGCAAGGGGTGACGATCATGGATATGCAGCTTTCGCAGCAGATCAGTGGGAAGCAAGAATGAACAGAAAGACCGCTGATAAGAAACTGGCCGCAGCGATTGACAAAATCGGTGCAGAGCCGCTTCACAAAGTCGTTGTCGGCAACCTGTATCCCTCCAAGGGAGGACGTGATACTCGTTTCTGGTATGTGATTTCTATCAAGAAGTCGACGTCCAGGATACGAGAAGACCGTGCCATCCTTCTTGGGCTTGATGAGGACTGGAACATCGTCTCGTCACAGACGTATGGCGTCCATGCTCTTGAGGAGCGAGAGCTTCTCGGGCATTATCCCTTGTCTGAGGTATCGTTTAGCGACGACATATAGAGCTTTTCTTCAGGACCCTCGCGGGGTAGGCTGTAGGTAGGGCAATGGTGCCCAAAGAAGAGGCGATGCTATGACGACTTTCTCCGGACCTGCTCAGGTCAACACCTTCGTGATGATCACCCTCAAGTCGGCGATCAAGCTCTACATTCAGACCGGCATGAAAGCGAACCGGGCCTACACGCCGACGAACATGCTGGCGAAGGCCGGCGAACTCCTCGGCAAGACCTACAAGCGCGGTCAGCTCCAGCAAGCTCACGATGATCTTGCTGCCAAGCTCGAGGAGATCAAGAATGGCTGATCCCGTTCGCTACCTCAGCGCCGAGAAGATGACGCATGATGACTTCGGCGTCCCCTTCACCAACCAGAAGGGCGAGGTCGTCTACGATGCCAAGACCATCCATCGTGGTTGCTGGGCGACCATGACCGAGCAGAGCTACCGGCTTCACTCGGTCAAGCGGCTCGGCCAAGGTTTCGGCCAGAAGTATGTCCGCCAGCAGAGCGGCCAGCTTCACAAGGTGGAGGGCTGATCAATGCACATCTTCGAGTTTGATGGCTGGGACCACATGCTCGTGAAGGTGTTCCTGGAACCTGATGGTGATCTCTACATCGGTGATATTGTCCCAGTCCACACGGTCCACCATGTGGAAATTCACCTGATGGACGAGATCACGTTCATGACTGAGGAGCAATTCATCGCTGCGTATCCTGAAGATGCGCACGATATCCTCGGCAACGCTATGGAATATGCAGCAGAAAGGCTTGAACATGGAAACTGAAAAACGAATCAGAGCGAAGCCAAGACATCTCACGTCTACTGATGTCATCAAGATCCACAATAAACTATCTGACGTCTTGTTCAGACATGAACAGGACGATGACACGTGGGTCTATCAGCCTGGATGGACTGACATTCGTGTGGCTGAAGAATTCAAAGTGGCAACCTCTGGGGTCGCTCGTGTCCGGAATGAAAATTTCGGTCCTCTGCGTCGCGCTTCTGCCGAACACAAAGCAGATGTCTCAGACGACAAGTATCTCGCCTGTGTCGCTCGCATACGTCGAATCGAGCAATTTCTCTATTCCT